TTTGTAAAGTATATAGGATTTTGAAGTCTATCTTTTTTTAAGAATTAATATTTTACTTTATCATAGAGATTTCATTTATTTATTTGTTTGATTGTTAGAAGCAGAAAATAAGAAGCATATTTGTCGTTATAAGGGGTAAAATGAAATATTTTGTAAAGTATATAGGATTTTGAAGTCTATCTTTTTTTAAGAATTAATATTTTACTTTATCATAGAGATTTCATTTATTTATTTGTTTGATTGTTAGAAGCAGAAAATAAGAAGCATATTTGTCGTTATAAGGGGTAAAATGAAATATTTTGTAAAGTATATAGGATTTGAAAGAAACACCAAGAATATTTAAGCAAAATCACTGGGATTGAGGAAGTGTAAAAAACCCTTTCTATATTTCTCATTTATATCTGCTTCCATATCTATAATCAAAGGAGAAAGTTTTTCATCCGTAGCAAATCTATATAACTTTAACATTTGGTCTTTATCTAATCCCAATCCACTCTCACTTAAAATGAGATTGAGTTCTCTATCGCCACTCAATTTTAGTAATATCATATACGAGCAATTTGAGCGAATTATCTTCGGTATTTTAAAGTAAGATTGTGAGATAAATATTACAGATACATTCAATTTACGAGCACGAATGTAATAGTTTTCTACTGCGGATAAATCTTTTGATAAGACTAAGTCGTCGAAACAAACAAGGTGGTTTTCTTTTTTATCATATTTGTCTAACTGGGGGAGGTTAGATAGACCTTCTTTTATTTGAATGGCGTCACTTTTGGTTTTTAAGTAATTGTAAAGAGGCTCGTCAGCATTACGAGTAATAATAGTTATGTCGGCAAAAGTTCCTGTTTGACCTTGACAACAGAGGTGAATAAAGTTTAATAACCACGAAGTTTTTCCGGAGCCTGAAGGAGCAACCACACAAGCACGAAAAGGCAACTTAAATCTATGCAAATGATAATTTGGATTTTTCGCTTCTATTAGCATAGACTTTGGAAGCACTTTATAAAAATTAATCATACCGCTTTCTGTTATGGCGTCTTTTGGTATTTTGCTTTTAGGAGGCATATTATATTAAGATAATAAAAAATTGATTTATATTTCAACACATATCTTCTTCTAAATAAGAATGGAAGAATGGAAAGTAATCAACGATTTTCCCAATTATTCAATATCCAGTATGGGTAATGTTAAAAATAATAATACCGGACAAATATTAAAATCAAATAGAAAAGAATTAGAATATTTAAAAGTTGGAATATATGATAATTTAAAAAAAAGAAAACATTTTAATATTCATAGATTAGTAGCAATTCATTTTCTTCCAAATTGGAATAATTATGAAGAAGTAGACCATAAAAATCATAATGTAAAAGATAATAGATTAATTAACCTTCGTTGGTGTGATAGAAGTATTAATAGTAAAAATAGAAGAAAATGTAAGAATGCTATTTCAAAATATAAAGGAGTATTTTGGAAAAAAAATAGACAAAAATGGATAGTAGTAATTATTATTAATAAAGTTGAAAAATGTTTTGGAAGTTTTGATAATGAAAAAGACGCAGGTTTAGCATATAATAAATATATTTTAGACAATCAATTGGAAAATATTTATGTGTTAAATGAATTGAAATAATATAACTTCATTATATAATGACAGTCGGTATTACCTATCCAAAACCTATCTATTTTCCGCCTTTACCAATTTTCAATCCACTATTTTTTCCTGTTATTCCGCCTTCAAGTTCTACAACAAGCGGAGGAGGAGGAGGAACTTCAAATGTATTTCCATTAGGTTTAACTTCAGGAAATAAAATTACTATGGACGGAGGCACTACTGTTGGAACTGGCAATGAAAGAACAATTGAAGGAGTATCTTATATTGACTTTTGTTCGTCCAGTGATATAACACCGCCTACACCAATAATTGGCGAAATCTCACAAAATGATACTACTATGACCATTGGTTCATTAACCAGCGGTTCAGGCACAGCAGTGAATATACAAGGTTCTGCATTAACATACAATTCAAATCCAGTTATATTTACGAATACTTCAACCAATACCACAGATATTACTGGTAATGCATTAAATCTTGAAAATTACAATCAATCACAAATCGTAGGTTCTATTTTTGCTCCTTCTTCTTCGCCAACAATTACTCAATGTGTTTTTATTGGTCAAGCAATAGGCAACGGCATAACAAATTGTAATAGCACTATTTGTATTGGAAACAACGCTGGATATTCAATGACTTCAAACACAAATGGAATTGCAATAGGAACAAATAGCGACGTAGGTGTTGGATTTAGCAATAATATTGCTATTGGATATGGTTGTCAAGCAAATGCAAATAATGCCGTTCAAATTGGTGGAACAACAAGTTCTACACAAAACTCATATGCTAATTCAGTCCAACTGGGTGATAGTAATATGTATGTTAATATTCCAAATTATATTAAGTTTAGTGATAATACACAATTATCCAGTGCTAATTTGAATACTGCTGGGACAACAACATTAAGTATTAATACTTCTACTACAACTTGGAATTGGAACTTAACCACAATCTTATGTAATCCTGCGAAAAACATTCCTTTTACTTTATTACTGGCGACAAATGTTCCTTCATTGGCGTCTCAAGTATATACTGGTGATTATACACTTATTCCGCAACAGGTGTATTTTACAATTAGTAGTCCAGTATTACAAAATACGAATGTAGTTAATCCGCCATTAACTAATGCAAATGCTCAACAAATGCCTGTTGCATTAACAGGTTTTTATGCGAATGGTATGAATGTGGTTCAAATGAGTGGAGTTTCTAATATAGCAACAGATAATTTATCTCCCAGTCCATTTGGTGGTGTATTTTACGATAATGCAACAACAAATACATTATCTTCCAGTAGTCCTTTTCAACCAGCATTCACAGGTATTGCTTCTCTTACTACAACGACTTTTTGGTATGGAACATATTATTTAGTTCAAACTTCATATAATTTTGTTCCAAATAATATAGCAAATGGATATACATTGAACCAATTTTTTAGCGAACCGACTTATTCAGCAAGTATTCCTACCAGTATCGCAGGAGTGTATATAAGTATAACTACAAATATTGGAACACCAGCATTTACTACTAATCCAGTTAATCTTCAATTAAATATTGTATAATAAGAAGCAAATAATAAAGGAGGGTGATTTGTAATATTTTTATCAAAGTTCCACTTTGTAAAGTGGAGCAAACATAGGCGACCTTTGGTCGCCCTTTTGGTTCAACCTTTTTTAAAGGTTGGGTCAAATGATTTTAGAGATTAAAATATTACTGAAATATATATGTCGCTTATTCCAGCACCAATTGTTTTAACTGACGCAGGAAATATGAAAGAATGTATGGATAATATGTATCTTAAAACACAAAGTATTCTTAATGATACAACAATCACTAATTTGTCGTTAAACGAAGGAATGCAATTATCTAATAGTTCTACTTCTTCTACTTTTACTCAATCTTCCAGTGGTGATTTAACAATATCAAATTCAACAAGTATTACTTGTCAAACGCCTTTCATTAATCAAACGGATGGTATTAGTCCTAATTTTATTAGTATGGATTTACAAACAAGTAGCACTCAAAATCCTTTAATTACCTTAACTAAAAATAGTTCTATACTTGGAACAATTACAGAAACTGATAATGGAATGGAAATACAAACTATACAGGAAATGAATGTTATTGCTGAAAAACGAATGATTATACAATCGCAAAATGATAATACAAGTTTATTTAATCCAATTGGTTCTGTATATATTGATAGAACAGGAATAATAACAGGAGACGGAGATATTTATGCTTCCAATTTCTATGGTAATGCTTCAAGTTCTTCAACCTCAAATACAGCAAGTTATGCGACTAATATTCAAGTTAATAATACTTCGGCAAACTTAAATCATTATCTTACATTTGCGAATAGTAATACAACTGGATATAAATTACTTCAAGCGACAAATGGTCTCATTTTTAATCCAAATAGTAATACTTTGACGACAACTACTTTCGCAGGTGCTTTATCAGGAAACGCTACAACTTGCTCTATTGCTACAAATATAAATACTACTCTTGATAATACTACTTCTTCTAATTGTCCTATTCATTTTGGAACGACTACAAGCGGTTCTCAATCTACAAAAGTGAATATTGCTGGATTATATTATAGACCAAATGTTAATATACTTAATTGTAATTTTGAGGGTGCTTTGACTGGAACTTCTACTAACTCAAATGCTATTAATTTAACCAGCGACGATACTGCTGGAACATATTATATTCCATTCTCTAAATTATCTGCTGGGTCAGCAAGACAATTATACATAGACGATATAACTACACCATTGTCATACAATCCTTCCACAGGCACTTTAACGGCAACTAACTTTTCAGGGTTGGCGACTAATACTACCAATGTTCTTTTTACAAGCGATAATACAAATGCGAATTATTATCTACCATTCGTAAAAACGACTGGAACAGGACAAAAACCTATGTTTATAGACGATACAACTCTTCCTCTCCAATATAATCCAAGTAGCAGTGTTCTTACCGTTGGGGGATTAATTGGAACAATTCAATTACCAACGGACAATGTAACTGCTACATTTACAAGTGGAACTACATTAACAATCAATATGGGAGGTTTTCGCTCATTTAATACTTGTAGGATTGGATTTACTGGAACAACTAATACAATCAGTTTATTTGCATTTTCAAGTGCGGTAGTTAATGGAAAATTTGGTGTCGCCATTTATAATGGTGGAACTGGTAATTTGACAATTAATAATACAGGTTTCGGTGCTGGTTATAAGACTTCTTATCCAGCAAATGTAGTCGTTCCAACATTACAGAGTGCTTATATGGAAATTAATTATATCAACTTTACCACAGGTGGAAATATTTTTGTTGTTTCTTGTTTCTTATTGAATTAAATATCATTATAGTATATGGATACACAGACATTTAACGCTGTGTTTTGGTCGTTTGTTATCACCAGTAGTATAGGTTGTATTCTTGGATTTACTAAAATGTTATATAAGAGCAAGTGTAAAAGTTGTAAATGCTGGGGATTGGAGATTATTCGTGATACAGAAGGAGAAGAAAAGATAGACGAGTTAGAATTGGAAAGGAATGGAGGAGTATCAAATAAAGAAGCAAAAATATAAGAAGGGTGATTTGTGATATTTTTGGCAAAGTCAAATGAGAAAAAAGAATTATAAATATATAATATGAAAGGACTTCGTATAGTAAAAATTGTAGAAAGTCCAAAATTAAATAAGAGATATAGACTCACATTATCCAATGGAGATACCTTTGACTTTGGTGACGCTGGTTCTAACACATATATAGACCACCATAACGAAGAACGAAGAAGAAGATATTGGTTAAGACATTACGGAAATATAAGAGAACAACACCTAATATCTAATTTAATACCCAGTCCGTCATTATTTAGTGCATTGCTTTTATGGGGTCGTTCAACTTCTTTACGAGAGAATATTATTGAATTAAATAAAAGATTTGAGGATAAGTATGGTTCTACTCTTTAAAAATAAGAAACATATTTGTCGATATAAGGGGTAAAATGAAATATTTTATAAAATAAATCTATAAAAGAAGATTATCTTTTATTCTATTGTCTATATATAATGGAAGAAGTTCATATTGCACCTCTATCGGCACATAACAAGAGAAAAATTATGAAGGGAGAACCATTTAGAATAAAACATATGGAAGGTGGAACAGTTATGTTAGTTCATAAAAATCGTATGGGAAAAATTCACAAAGCATTTAAAAATGGTAAAGGTCATACGATTACTTTGAGCGACGACGAAGTTCAAGCAAATGGCGGTTCTATTTTCGGTAAATCATTTGACAAGTCATTACAGAAACACGGAGTAAAAAAATTGGCGTATAGTGTAGGAGATACTTTGAAACCTTTTGCGAAGGGTGCTCTCACTGCTGGAATACTGGGGGGTGCTTCTGCATTGACAGGATTAGAAACTTTTGCTTCAGGTGGAGCAGGTGCGAGTTTAGCACCTGCAATTGGAGTTGGAGCACTGGGATTAACTGGATTGGTCAATGATTATTTGGATAATCCTCGTAAGTATCAAGACACGCCTCAAACAAAGCAAAATAAAGTTGCATTGAATGATTTGAAATCTGCTGGTTTAACTAAAGTTGGTCAATTGGGAACGAACCCATATGCACAACTGAATGATTACACAGGACAATCTGCTGGTGTTATAGGACAAGCAAACGGACAACTTGCAGTGGCGAATAGTTTGAACCAGCAATTATCAAATGCCCAAGGATTTGCAAGAGAAGCACTATATACTGCTCCAGTTTTATCAGGCGGATTAAATGCTCCTTCTGTATTACAAAGTGCTCAACTGGAAAATCCTCTGCGTGTTAATCCTTTGATTGGAACACCGACTGCCCCGTCCATTCAAGCACCTAAATCAGCTTTGGTTTCAATACCTACTGCTATTGGTAATGGATTACACCATATAATTAAACGGCAATCAATGGCACACGAAATGAGAGGTATGGGTGTGAAACAAAGACACGGCAAACTTGTAGAGTTAGGAAGCATTGGTATTCACGGCAACTTGAATAGAACTCCTCAAGCATTAACACCAGCACCATACTCACAAAACTTTATGTGGTCTTCTACTTTACCAGTAGCATATAAGCGATTTAGTTCTACTCCTGCTTCTCCAACTAATATGTTTTAACTTAATAAATATTTAAAGATAATCATTATATAGTGTTAATGACAGAAGAACAAATGAATGACTTTATGATAAATCAAGTGAATAAACAAATTGAATGGAGAGCATTATTTATAGAACAGCAAAAAGCAATAAAGAAACAAAAGTCAATTGATTATAGAGACAATCAAAACAAAGCGAATGCAAAATATCGTGCGTCAAAGAAGGGGGTGTTGGAAGCAGTAGAGAAACCTGCGTCAAAGTGAAGACATTATCTATATATTAAGTATATTCTTAACATATTAGAGCATTTTATTAAGTTCCAACTTAACTTTATACCACAGACTACTATATAAAATGCATTTTATATAGGAAACTGGGGGATTACCCTTAATATTCAGTTAAAAACGCCATAAATACGCACAATTTCACACAATTAAATGCAATATTAAGCAACTGTGTGCTAAATATTAAGTTTAAAGTTAATATTTAGTTAAAACCATTAGAAGTTTTGATATGGACTTATTCTTACAGCATTACTCTTTGGAGTATTGTTGTCTATTCCACTACCAGTCATTCCCTTCTTCTTCATTCGTGCTTCTCTCATTTTTCGTCCCCATTCCATTGCTTCAGGCGAACCCTTCTTATGTTTCTTTAACTTACCACCTTCTACTCCGTCTGCTGACGGCATATCTTCGTCGTGTCCTCCTCTGTGATAATCTTTGTCGCCTTTATGTGTCATAAAATCTAATTCACTTTTTCTCGTTCTACTCTTACTACCTTTCTTAAACCCTGCACCTTCTTCCAACTTTTTATCTTCTGCTATTAACTTTTTCTTCGGTGGGATTTTGAACCCTGCATATTCTAAAGACGCAACACCAATGTCTTCCAAAGGTTTATGAAAAACTTTTGGGATTTTTTTCCATACCTTCTTATCAAGAGTATCTTTGATTGTTCCACCTTTGGATTTTCTTTTGCGTCGTATTCCTTTACCAGTCTCGCTCTCACTATCACTATCTGTGTCGCTTTCGCTGTCGCTACTGCTACTACTATCAGTATCACTTTTAACACCTTTACCCTTGGATTTTCTGCGTCGTTTTACTCCTGCTCCAACAAAGTCATTATTTCCAGCAATACCAAGTGCTTTGTCTGCTTTGTATCCAAGGTATGCTCCTGTTGCCGAACCAGCAACCCCTCCAAGAGGGTCGCCTCCAGTCAGTGCAGTTCCCGCCAGTGCTCCAAGTGCTGAAGTCGCCGCCGGAATAACATATCGTGCTCCAGTCTTCAAATCACTTACAATTGCTTTGCCAGTTTTTGGATTGAATGTCTTATGCCAACCTTGATTTATTTTATCAGCAACGTTCTCAGTTCCGTGATACGCTTGATTATAAGTATGAACTACCGCTGTCTTTAGTTTATCACCAACTTTGACTGCCGAAGACGCTACTCCATTTTTCTGTGGATTAAATGCTTTATTAAACGCCTGACCGATTTTTGATAATTTTCCACCAGTTGTTAATCCACACCCGTCGCAACCAGCAGACATTCCACCACCAGTCGTTAATCCACACCCGTCGCAACCAGCGGATAAACCTTTACCTGAAGCATACAATCCAGTTCCATTACTGCTTCCACCACTATCTCCACCTGCGGATAATCCCATACCTAATCCTCGTCCAAGAGCAACTACTTCATTTCTTGGCGATACTTCACTGTTTTCTATTCCAAGCAAATGTATTAAGTTTCTATGAGACCTCATTATATATTTCACAAATATTATAATCTTCTTTTATAAATTTACTTTACAAATTATTTCATTTTACCCCTTGTATCGACAAATATGCTTCTTATTCTTCTCCTTTTTTTATTATATTCAAATAAAAATGTGATTTCTTGTTTGCAATTTTACTAAACTTTTCAGGATTTGCAACAACAAAATGAGCAAAATGGTCTAAATCTTCTATTTTATCTTTGAAATCAGGGTGTTGTTTCATAAATCTTTTATATAATGAAGTAAGAGTTCCCCACTTTACTTCCTCAAAATCTACTCCTTTACCTTTAGATTTTTTCTTTGATTTTTCTTTTTGTATCGTATCAATAATTTCTTTGGATTGTTTATAATCTCGTTTATCTATTGGTTCTTTTGGGTCAGTAATATGAGAAATCAAATGTTGCAAAGTATCATTCAAAGTTTTACTCACTCCACTACCTTCTATATGTGTTTGTAATCGTTCTATAATATTTTTATAATCTTCCTGTTCTTTTTTATTGAAGGTAGATAGAAGTTCTCGTAATTTTGATTTATCCAAATAATAATTATTATATGTTGCTCTCAATACTTTTCCTAATTTGTCAGCAGTTTTATATGTGTCTAATACATTCATTATCGTCTCTAATTTTTCCAATGTTGCTCTATTTTTTCGTTTTATTCTATTACTTTCTAACTTTGGTTCAGGGTGTTCGCCATATTTACTTTGTCTGCCTTTTTTTACTGGTGGAGGACTGGGCGAAGAAACACTTGAAGGCGACGAAACAGGATTGGGTTCTCTCTCTTCACCACCAGCACTTCCTTCCTCACTACCCCAATCAATATCTTTTGCAGTATATTTGGGTTGTGATTTCTCTCCTTTCTTTTTCTTGTAATCTTTCAATTTTGGGATTTCACCTAAATTGTGATATGCCCAATTTGTTGGTAAAATTGGAGGACGACCTCTTGGTTTATTGGTTGGATAATCTTTTATTTCTTCAGGGTCTAAATGAGTTAAATATTGATATACTATTTTCCTATCCTTTAAAAAGGGAAAATCTTTCAATCGAGGCATTGGATATGGTGCATTATGTTCTTCTATTTTATCTGTTTTAGAAACTTGTAAATTTAATAATTTGTGTCCTTTCCTTGAAGATATGTTTCTCGTCTTATTGATTGTTTCATTACCCCATTTTTCAACAAACCATCCTTTTTTCATAATTGGTATTTTCTCCAATTTACCTTTGATTTTTATCGTTTTATAATTTCCGTTCTCGTCTTTTTCATATTCACCAGTCTCATATAGTCCTTTAAAAATGAATAATTCAGGAATTGAAATCTGTGGATAAATATAAGGTAATGGAACTTTCATATCGTCGTGTTCGTCTATATATCTTTTTAGTTTAGGAGAAATGGATTTTTCTTCTTCTTCTTCTTCACTTTCACTTTGATACACAGGAGTAGGAGTTTTTACTTTTTTGCTCTTTTTTGATTTGTATGCGTCTAACCTTTTTTGATATTCTTCAGGCGGTTCGTCTAATATTCGTCTTGGTCTTTTTTGTAAAGGCATATATTATTTCACTATATTTTATTTGAGGAAAATACAGAAGATTATGGATATTTTTGTATTGAATATTATATGAATATTAAAATTGCTATACCTTCATATAATAGAGTAAATGGTATTATAAAAAAAACATTGGCATTTCTTTTTCGGTATAAATACCCAAGAGAACTCATTTATATATTTGTTAATTTTCAAGAACAAAAAGAACAATATGAAACACAAATACCAAAGGAATTATACGGATATATCATATCGACAAATCAACCAAAAGGAATATGCTATGCTCGTAATTTTATTATTGATTACTTTGAAAAAAATGAAAAATATATTTCTATGGACGACGATATACACGCAATTCAAATGCTTCAAGAAAATAAATTAAGTGATATTCCTTCTATACAAGATTTATTTGAGAAAGGATTTCAATTGTGCGAAAAACATAAATATACACTTTGGGGATTATATCCTACTGCAAATACATTTTATATGATTAATAAAAAAGAAGAATATACTACTGATTTAAGATTTATCGTTGGTGGATTTATGGGATTTATTAATCAAAAACAATATATCAAACTTAACTGGAAAGAAGACTATGAATTATCTATTCAAGCGTATATTCGTAATGGAGGTGTAATACGATTTAATAATATAGCAATTAAACACGATTTATATACTAAAACTGGTGGGTGTGGATTAAATCAAAAAGAACGAATGAATGATAATAAACAAGCAAGTGAATGTTTAATTAATATTTATCCTTCTATTGTAAAAATAAATACAAGAAGAGAAGGTGAAATATTACTCAATCATAATGCAAACAAATTAGTTCGTCAGTTCAGTGTATCCCAATCTATTTTTGAAAAATTGGAAATATTACTTAATAAATTTAAAATACCAATGAAAGAAGAAGCAGGTTATAATAAACGTGGTTATAGTAGTAATGGAAGACGAGGGTTTCCAGCACACAGAGCGTGTTCTTATGGATTAGTGAAATATAAATGTGGTGGTAAAATTGATTTATCATATCAAACAAAGAAACACCCTGATATATATGAAGAATTAATTCGTATTGGAAAAATAATATGTCCTTTTGATTTTACAAGTATAATGGTTAATAACAATGTTGTTTGTCCTTTACATAAAGATACAAATAATACTGGAGAAAGTTTGTTAGTATCAGTTGGTAATTATGAAGGTTGTAATATTATTGTCAATTGTGGAACAACAGAAAAACCTGATAATAGAGAATATAACACAAGATATTCACCTGTTATATTCAACGGAGCATTATTAGAGCATTATAATACTGAACTACTTAGTGGTTGTAAATATAGTTTAATTTATTTTTCTATAAATGTTGGAAGCAGAAAACAAGAAGCAAATTTGTCGATACAAGGGTGTAAATGAAATTATTTGTAAAGTATATAGGATTTGAAAGTCTATCAATCTGCATACAATTCTGCTTTATCAAAAGGGATTTCATTTTGATTATCACAAATGAATATTAAATCTGCAATTGGAATTTCATAATGTTTAATTGCAATATCACTTTTGCGAGACGCTTCTACGAATTGCGTAGTATATTTGCTAAATCTTTCCTTGTCATATTTTATATAATATGTATGATTATTTGAAGAAAAGTGAAATACTAAAATCAATGGATTGTTCTCTCCAATCCTACATTTATAGCACGGAAAAATTGTTGTTGGAAATGTATCTTCTGTTATATCTTTTCGTGATTTTAATTCATACCAAACTTCGTTGTCTCCTACCCAATCACTTGTATGGTATTGAGTTGTTTTCGTTAAAGTATCTTCAAAATATTTTTCAAGAATGGGTTGTATTTTTACTTCCATTTCTAATCCGTATTTCAAATCTTTTTGTATTTGCTCTAAACGCTTTTCTTTCATTTTTTCAGCAAAAAATTGAGTAGAGTTTTCAAAACAAGAAGGCATTTATACATTAAACAAATATTAAATTATTCCTTAATTAACGCATTCGGTTTTTCCTACACTTTGTTTGATTGTTGAGGTATTATGAAGAGGATTATTTTCGGTTGGAGACATATATCCAACAAATACCCCAGCATAATCATATGCCTCATAATCCCACAGACTATTTCCGCTTGGCATTATGACAATTGCACCTTTATCTTTTAATGGAAAGGGATAATTTTGTTTTAGAGCAAATCTATTTCCTTTACTTCTCATTTATAAAAAAAAGAGATAATAATATCTCTATAATATCGCATTCATAAAATAAGAAGCAATTTTGTCGTTATAAGGGGTAAAATGAAATTATTTGTAAAGTATATAGGATTTTAAAGTCTATCATTATTTTGCTATGAGAGGAGGCATACTCTCTAATAGTTTGCGTTCCTTGTTTTTTTTATTTGTTGTCTTTGCCGAGCAATAAGAACGGCGATTGGGGTATTATCGTATTCGTCTTCTTTTTGTTGTTGTTGCCGTGCAATAAGAACGGCGACTGGGGTATTATCGTATTCGTCCTCCTGTAATAGTTTCTGCGTCAAACGCTCCCACCGATTGATAGTATGTTGTGCTTTGATTAACTCGGCGACTGGGACGCAGTCTCCACATATATAAGTAATATATTTTTGTCCGTTAATAATATCAGTATAACATTTTTCGTCCTCTGTGTCCGTCTGTTGATTACACGACGGACAGATATTCGCTATACGACCTCTTACTCCCTTTTGTCTTGGGTAAGTAATAAAGTCATTGGTGATAATTGTATTGATAATAGTTGCCATTGTTTGCTTGTTGCTTGTCTTTGTTTGGAAATGTAGTATCTTTTATCCTGCTGAAAATAATTTCAATTTTTTTGAATTGAGTGAAAAATGCAAGGACTTAAAAAGTGCTGAATGATAATTGTTGGAAATATGAGGAACAAATATATGAGGATTTATATTTGCTCAAATTTAAATAATAACCTTGTAATAATTGTTAGAAGCAGAAAATAAGAAGCATATTTGTCGATACAAGGGGTAAAATGAAATTATTTATAAAGTATATAGGATTTGAAAGTCTATCTTTTTTTTGAGAATGAAAAGTATATATTCCAAAAGACTTTATTCATTTAAGAAAATCCACTTTGAAAAAGTGGAGCAAAAGGAGGGGTCGTAGGGGAACCTTTGGTTCCCTACAGATAAGTAATTGATTTATATTTGAGCAAATACAAATCAATCAGTCGTAAAAAAAATGGGACTTTGTCCCTAAATAATATAAGTATGGTTTCAGTATTTATGCGTCGTCGTCTGCGTCTAACTCCGCCTCAACTGGTGTTATAATCTCACCTTTTGCAATACGAAGTTCAACCTTCAACGAATGTGTCTTTGTCTTTTTATGCTTTGCAAGACTGGACGCTTTCACTTCTTCGCCACACTCGCATTTGAGAATAACATTCCTTCTTGCCATTATTTTTTCTTTATTTTTAGCGTCATATTCTTTTTGGTATGCTCGTTTAGCGTCAGTATTAATTTTATCTTTATTTTCCTGACGATATTTCTTCTTGTATTCGCTTATTTTTTCCTTATTTTTTTCATTATATTGTTTGTGATATTCCTTTCTATCCAACTTGGGAGCACAACATTTCACACATACACTTTCCAAAAGGTCGTCGGTTTGACAAGAAGCGTCAGCAAACTTGACAGGCAATACCTCTGCTTCCAAAACCTTGTTTGGAAGTTCCTCGCCAATAGTAAGATATTTATTTACCCAAGATTTTTTTACCCAACGAATATCACCTTCATTATCAATTGGAATATATCCTCTTGCCCTTGCTTGTGCGTCGTCTATTTCAACTTGCTTGGCGTCTTCTTCCGCCCATTTCGCCATTTCTTCGGCAGAGGCAATCGGGCTAATCGGTGGAGAATGTTTTTCTATAATATCCACTGCAAGTTCGCATAATAGTTTTTCTTTTACTATTTCGTCTTTTTCATTTTTTACTTCAGTAATCTTGAGAATAATATTGGGTTCTAATGGTGGAGTATTTAATTTGATACAATTCTCTGCTTTGTCTTCGTCCTCTTCGTCCTTTTTAAGAACTCTTGGTTGTTTCTTTGATTTCTTCTTTGGAATAATTGGAAGTAGTGGAGGAGTCATTTTATAATCAACTTCGTTGTTGGTGTTCGTATTCATTTGTATATTAGTAAGTCTGTTGCTTTTAAGTTCTTTTTGTTTGGAAATGTATCATTTTTTATCCTGCTGATAAATATTTCAATTTTTTTGAATTGAGTGAAAAAATGCAAGGACTTAAAAACTGCTGTGTGAAAAATGTGAGGAACAAAATATGAAGATTTATATTTTGCTCTAATTATTGATATTATTAACCAACTATACTCTTGAGCCTGTAAGTATATCGATAGAAACAGACGTCTTGTAATTCACGAAGACATATAAGTCAAGATTTCGTGCTGACAAGTTTTGACCGACAATATTTACGCTTTTAGGCACAGCCTCTTCAATTGGAAGCATACGACTAACATTCACAGCATAGTAGTTATACATAGTCTCAAAGTCCAACTGATTGATAAGACCGCTATTTACGCCGTCTGTGAGACCACCATTGACCGCATTCAACCCATAAAGTTGCTGAGTGAATTGCTCATAAGTATATCGTTCAGTATTATATATAGCATTCTGTCCGCTGACAACCACATTGAAATTACCCAATAAACAAAGTGGAGAACTCGTTCCACCACCTTCGGTCGAAAAAGGCGACTGGTATGGCGTAATACCTTGATTAAAAGCAGAATTATAAAAAGGCAAAACGAGCACAGTTTGAATTCCAGCAATGCCGTTCGTAATCAAGTTATTGAAGTTAGAACCAGCAGGAACATTCAACACTTGATATTGATAGAGGTCATTATACACAATCGTTTTCACAGAAGAAGACAGATATGCTTGTTCGTAAATTGGGTTGAAAACATATGACGGAACATTCAACATAATTGATTGAAGCATAGGTGAGTTAGTTACACCAGCAACAGAAGTTTGACTGCTGTTAATCACTTTACCACCAACCGCCAAAGAGAAAGTGTATGAACCCAGTGCTGTTGTTAGTCCAGCACTTCCATTATTAGCAAGAGAAGAAGCAACCATTAGGGCGTTTGTTCCTCCCAGCGGACAAGATAAATTAGTAAGAGCATTAAATCCAGTATTTCCTGCAACAGTCGCCAATGTAGTTGAGAAAGAACTATTATTGACATTAATTGTTAGTTTCATAAATACTCCCTTGAGTAAAGGCACTTCTTGGAAAAAGTTATGTAAATGTCTCAACTTAATTTGACCTATAATTGCTTGTTGAATAACGGCTTTTACGTTAGTAGCAGTATCTCCAGTAATTTTGTTGTAAATATAAGATTTATAGGATTGAGACAATGACGAAACTGAAATGAGACCACCGAGAATTGTAGTATTTGAACCAGCAGGAGCACTTGCCGTGACTCCGTCAAACGCCCAGTATTGTTGTCGCTTCAAAAATCCAATATTTCCAGTCGTGCTTTGCCCTATTTGAGAGACTGGAACAATTGGTTGAATATAATCGCCGTTGTTACAAACACCAATTCCATTTCGTTGAGGCGTATTATTACCACCAGCAGGAATAGATAATAATTGACTGAAAGAAAAAGAAGTAGAACTGTCAGGGTAAAAACCAATTGAAGCCCATTCGGTGAAGTCGTTGTAGTTAAAACTGGTGATAAGACAAAAGGTATTCCACAGATTAATAAATGGCGTCTGTTGGATAATAGTCGTCCCATTATAATCAAGTGTGAAAGAATGGACGACTGAACCTAACCAATTTTTAAGACCCATTACATAATCAAATCCAGTAGATAAATCTAAATCCGCACCAACGTCTTGTGTCATAGTTAGAAGCAGGGGGAAGATAAGGGTTGCTTCGTAATATGACATATACTTATTACTATTCGCCAACTGGGAAGTATCAATAATGGATTGATTTCCAATATAAGACTGGTTCATATTATCAAGAATTGACAACCAGTCCCTACGAACAAAAATCTGTGGGGTGCCTTCAGTAGAAGACGACATATCAAATAATAGAGTATCACCTTGTTGGCATCCACCTGACATTATATTATACTTTTATAAAATATAATGACGCCAACAACGCAAGATAATGCATTATTCTATTATATTCAATTCAATAAACTCTCCTAAATCGTGAGATATGACAAACTCGTTAAACACTTTTGCTCCTTCTTCTTCTGTTTTGTATTGTCCTATATATTTTGTTTTGTTATTTATTGATATTTTACAAACCCATTTATTTGTTTCTTTATTCCAAGAGATACCTCTATATTTTGACGAATGAGGTTTGGTTTGTCTATTATAACCATTTTGACTAATTGTTGCCCAACGAAGATTATCTATTGAATTATTTAAAGGATTTCTGTCTATGTGGTCTATAAGCGGAAAATTATTAGGATTAGGTATAAATGCTTCTGCTATTAATTTGTGTATATATTTCATTTTACCTTTACTATCTTTGTATAATTTTATATAATAATGACCTCGTGTTATATCAAGTGCTAATATTTTACCTTTACTATTTCTAACTTGTCCTAAATTAGAAATCTCATAATTGGGATAATCGGTAATTTGTCTCCATTCTTCTGTCATTTCGTTTCATATTAAATTATTATGAGACGAAAACTAAATCAATTTATTTATGAAAATGTAATGTTTTTTCTTTTATTTACAGGTTTTGCTAAAAGATTTTGCAATTTCTCATTTACGCCTCTCAAATGAACTTGCTGTGCTTTTGCCATAGGCACTTCTTTGAAACCTGCTCCTAATCCACCGCCTGTTGGAATTGGTCGCCCAGTAATTTCGTGATATTCATTCACAGAAGAATAACTGCTTCCAGCACCAGCACCTCCTCGATTTAATAATACAGAACCCATACCAGTTCCATACGGCACACGTCTTCCTAATAATATATTGTTAGTCATATGTTCTGCTTTAAAAATCCTGCGAGGCATATATATATGAATAGAAGATAATATTATGCGTCTGCCTTCATTTTAATTTCTTTCTTAACATTTCTAATCTTGAGTAAAAATGTCATTAAAGAAGTCAGCATAGATAATTGTCTCGTTATATCTCGCTCTTTATGTTTTTCCATTTCTGTATTACTATTTTTCAATTCATTCAATAGACGCAAATGTTCGTTCATTACATTTTGATACACTTCATTCAAGTATTGTTCTGTAAGTTCCGTATTCATTATAAAGAAGGTAAATACATTTTTACAATTCCTTAAACGCAAAGACTTTACAAATAATTTCATTTTTACCCTTATAATGACAAAATTGCTTCTTATTTACTTACACCCATAATCATATTCGTAATCTGTCCTATATCAGCGTTTGTATTTCTAATCTCTAATGTAATCGTCAATGAGGGGTCACGAATAAAAATAGGTTGCAGATTACTTCCTAATATCTGTAAAGTAAATCTATCATAAGTTCCTTCTAAAATCTTATTGAATATCAATTGCGGAGGACTGAATGTAATTTGGTCGCCAACATTTGCATTAGGAGACATACTATAAATGATACTACTGGGAACAGTATAAGGATTTTGAATACCTGAACAAGTAAGGAATAATGTGGGATTAGGTTGAACCTCAGGTGCTTGGGTAGAAATTATGCTTACATTCGCCCCAGTAGTAATGAGCGGTGGAAATGTCGTATTGGGTTGAAATCCAATAATCGCATTAAAATTGGCAGGTATAATAAACTGGGGATTGAATGACGCAGTTGGAAGCACACCACCATTAAAGTAATAAGTCCAACCAACGGTAGGAGCAGTCGTAGGAACATTGAAGGAATTAAGTTGAACTCCATACTCGACGGAATTGACTACCATTTCCAAGAAATAGACATAATTCCCACTTGCGTCTGTGGCATAAGTCCCATTGTTTATCATTTGTGATTGAAGATAAGCATTAATATCTTTTATCTCCCATACGCCATTTGGAATGGTAATATTAAATGTATTGGAAATCGTTGTTCCATTAGTGCTCCAAGTATATTGAAAAGTATTGTTACGCAAAGTATCACTAATATTATCCCAAGAGTAATACATTGTTACATTGGAAACAGCAAGAGCGTGATTACTTAAACGAACAGAAGAAGGAAACTTGAATACCAATTGATTATTGCCGTTATTCAAATTGACGAGGTTGTCTTGATTGAGTATAATGGTAGAGACCGACATATATATAATTAATAGAAAAATTATAATCATTTAACGCTCAAAGAGAGGATTATTACTCAATGCGTGTTTTACTTGAGCAGATAATATCGGTAATTCACTTCGCATTTGTATTAATTGAACTCTTGCGTTTCCTAAACTTACTTTTGGATTGTAATTAGAAGTATGCTGAGTATGACTATGCTGAAAAGTATGATAGATTGGAACTGCATTCGCTATACCAAGAGCGACACTCGGCATTCTCATTCTCATTTTCATTCCTTTACGAGAAGGCATATATAATTTATAAATATTATAATCTCAAAAAAGATAATCTTCAAAATCCTATATACTTTACAAATAATTTCATTTTACCCCTTATAACGACAAATATGCTTCTTAATTCTGTGAGTCAATAATTGGTATATGATTTTTTTGCGTATCTGTTAATTCTACTCCTTCCAATACTTTTTCATTCCACAGAAGTTCAGTATATTCTTTTGCTTCATTATTTAGTTCTTCTACACTGCTGGGTCTAACAACCATATTCTTATATTTATTATTCAAAAAAGGGAATATCTCTTCATTACAAACAAGATTAAAATCGTTAATAATTGTTTCGCCAAAAGTATCAGTTGGTAATGCTCTAATATAAGCATTTAAAGTTTCATTGAATAAACGCTGTTGTTTTGATTCTAAAGTTTTAAAGTTTGTCATTGGGTCTAAATCTCTGCGAGACATAATAATTACTTGTAGTTGTTGAGAGTAGCGTTTGAAATCGTCTTGTGTAAATCCATTTGAAAGAGAAAGGGGACTTGTCCCCTTTAACCCCTTTGTATCACCTTTTTCAAAGGTGAGAGACATATAATATATCAATATTATTTGCTCTATATTTAAACGAATAATAAATCCTCTTGATTTTACAAATAATTTCATTTTACCCCTTACAACGACAAAATTGCTTCTTAAAAAAATTGATTTTAATTTAAAAAATTATTAAGTATATACACAGACTGACAAATGCCTTCACTTCTTGAAATGTGGAATGAAATGCAAGGATTAAAGAGAAAATACAATTCTATTACACAAATGAAGTTTGAGAATTATACAATTAAATATGAAATGATACGACCTGGAATGAATAGAGAAGTAATCATATCTAATAGAATGTATTGTCATTCAAAAGAGTTTGAGAAGGAATATTTTAATAAATATCGTGAAGTAATGGACGAATATGAAGTTGAAGGTGGAACAAAAAAAAGAGGTATATATCATAATACAGGGAAACCAAAAAGTGGTATAAGATTTTTTGGAAAAAATGAATATGAAGAAATAGAAGAATATGTTATGAATATTATCAATGCAAAGAATATATTTTATGAAGTAGTATTACCTGATATATATAATCGGTATGAAATTACTAAAGAAGAGAAACGAATATTGAAAGAACAATATCAATTATTAAAAAAACAATATCCAATTGTTAAATTGGAACAAGAACGACAGAAAGCAGAAGAACATTTGAAAATGAAAGAAGAGAAGAAAGCAGAAAATAAGATAAACCGATTGAAGAAACAGAATGATATTAAAACATTTTGTGAATGTTGTAATAAAGAATATGCCAGTCGTAATTTCAAGACGCATTTGGAAAGCGAGAAACACAAGAAGAACGCGACCGACACTGACGAAGTTTAAAATTAATATATCTTTTATAAACCAGTATAATTTCTATCTCTAATATATTATGACTTTCCATTAATCGTTTGAGGATAGTGCCTTTCTCTTTCGTATAATATTCTTTTGGAGTTTTTGGTTGTTTCATTGCACGAGGCATAATGTTAAGTTATATTACATATTTAATATATTCATTTTTTTTATATTATTTATTTGTTTGATTGTTGGAAGCAGAAAATAAGAAGCATATTTGTCGTTATAAGGGGTAAAATGAAATTATTTGTAAAGTATATAGGATTTGAAAGTCTATCTTTTTTGGGATTTATATATTTTATTCTATCAAAAAGATTTCATTTATCTATTTGTTTGATTGTTGGAAGCAGAAAATAAGAAGCATATTTGTCGTTATAAGGGGTAAAATGAAATATTTTGTAAAGTATATAGGATTTGAAAGTCTATCTTTTTTTTTGAGATTTAATATCCAATAGTCAATAAATCTTCCATTATCTCGTGATAGTGTCTCTTCGGTATTCTTCCGCCATTCTTCAATCGTAGAAGTAATACTTTCAGTTCTTTGACTATCTGTGGATTGTTATTACCGCAGTTGATTTCTCCGCTCAATATTTGAAGGCGATTATAATCTTGTTCTTCTTTTGTCTTATCAGGCGTAGGAACAAGTAATCTTTGGTCTATTTTTGCTTTTTTGACTACTTTATTCAACAACGCTTTATCCTTTTCACTCAACTCATTTATATCTTCAAAAGAAGGAGAACCAGTGCCTGTAAGTGTCAGGAGCACTTTCTTCAACTGACCACCAATTGCTTGTGTTGGAATATCGGTGATAGAAGCACCGCTCTTGTGGCGTAATTTCAATGTGCCTCCTACTAAATCGTGCTGGTGGATTAAATAATTACCAAATGCCATATAAGACGGCACTTTTTCCACCTTCTTTGTTTTATCCACTTTAGGTGTAAATCGGTAATTACCGCCTGAAGTTAATCTCGTGGTTGGTGCGTGAGTTCTATGTGAATTTACTCCTCTGCCTTGAATGCGTGGTCTGCTTCCAACACCACTACCTGTTGGAGGTTGTTTTTGAGAAAGATAATCATTAATTAATTCAGGAAGATTTGTTTCTTGTATATTTGTTTTGGTTAATCCCCTCGCATTTTTTGCTGAACCCCAATATATATTTGCTTTATCAAATTGTGGTTCTTCTATAATTTTTCTAATATAATCTTTTGCTTGTGTAAATGTCATATTAGTTAAATCAGCAAACGAAGTTGGATATGGTTTTTTTTCTGCTGGTGGTCTGCCTCTTTTTATATTTTGTAATATATTTTGTGGAATACTTGCTACACTTGCTACGCTTTCTGTATCAGTTCTCGCCGAACTGGGAATTTCTGCTTCTTTTTCTACTTGTGAAATATCTACTCCAAACTCTAATGGATTTGGTGGAACTTGAAGAGATTGAACGACTTGTTCTTCTATATTTTGTATTTCGTCTTGACTTGCTCCCATTCTTGACGCAATTTCTAATTGATTTGTAAAATCTACCACAACACTACGAGTAGGACTATTAGATATTAATTCATTTAACATTTCTAATTTTTGTTGTTGAAGAACTGGGTCTCTTGTTTTTTCTTCTGTCAATGCTCTTGCTTGTGCTTCTATTTCTCGTGCTTGTTTTTCAGCGTCTGCTATAATTTTTTCTGTCATTTTTGTTATACTACTCTTTGGAAGAGCATTGATTGCTATTTTTAATCTTTGATAATCTGCTGGTTGAGGCATTGTTGTTTGTATATTTTGAAGAATACCCTCAATGTTTGTAAGCAGTTGAGTAGATTGGATAATAGGATTAATAGATACACCTGCGTTAGAAATCATTGCTTGTTGATACTTCTTCCAATAAGAAAGAAAGGCAGGAGCAGTAATACCAAGAGACCATTTTGGTTTAATATCTGCTACAATCGCAGGTAGATTATTAAGAAGGTCAATCATATCTCTTCCACTAATTTGACTTACGATTTCATTGGCGTTAGCTCCGTCGGTGATTTCTCGCAATCCAGCAATGACCGCCACTTTCGCCTTCTGTTGGTCAGCATACTTTTCTGTTATACTTCTCGTATCTACCATAGCAGTAATACTGGGTGGTAATTGTCCTGTTTGTTTGAAGATTTGATTTGCCTGATAATTGGTCAAGTTATTTGCAGTTTCCAATTGAAGGTTTTTGATATACTCATTACGAACCGCATTTCTATCGGCAATTGAACGGACAAAAGAAGGATTCATATAATATTTGATAATATAATAATTTGATATTATCAAAAAGATAATCTTCTTTTATAAATTTACTTTACAAAATATTTCATTTTACCCCTTATAACGACAAATATGCTTCTTATTATCTGCTTCCAATATCCACTGGAATATGAATACTATCAGTGTTCCCTCCAGTAATCTTATTCTCTACACTTATAGGCAATCGTTCTTTGGGATTAGAAGAACGAAAAAAGTGTTTCAATATGTATTCATTTTTCTTAAAATCTACGCTTTTATCCAAGTCGTCAAAGAGGTCAAGGAAATGATTAGTATCTGTATATAAATCTCCAGTGCGACCTTCAAATGCATTAATGAAATGACCGAAACCCAAACAATACCAACCACATATATCTGCTACGATACTTTGAATATTTTTCTTGTTATATGGAACTTCTTTCTCTTTCAAAAAATGTTGGACTTCTAATGGAGCACATACGCCAATTGGGTCAAAATATATATTTTCCACTTTTCCATTGGGATACTTATTAGATTGAAAAGCACACCAGTGAGAACCAGTGTTTGGTCTGCCGTTTTCGTCTAACTCGTCTTCCAAATTAATAATATAAAACTTGTTATGTTCCAACTTCTGTGTATTTAACATATCTTTAAAATCGCAGAAGACAAGAGGTATATTCATTTTCTTTGCGAGAGTTTCTATTTCATTATTTGAGAGAGACATATACAATAATCTATTATATTATTAATTCATTTTTAACGATTTCTTTTTCCCCAAAGACTTTTGAAAATATTTCATTTTACTCCTTAATCAAGATAATTGCTTCTTATTTTATAACAGACTTACAAAAAGAAATCTGTATGCATATTCGGCAAAGGTTTAGGGATTTTATCTTCATATAGAATAACCAATGAACGAAATTAATAATCAAACATTCCTTACGAAATATGATAAGTGGGTGTATTATTTGAATATGAAAAATTATACCCAAATGGCAAACCCAGTAAGAGATAGTCTTGCCGAATTGCTCTATAATAAAAATATAATAGAGTTTGATACAAAAAATAAATTACATTTGAAATGGGACGATTACATACACGAAGAGATAGAACGACAATTATATGAACGAAATATGATAGACTATGAGACAGATACATATCTCTTTGCGAAGCACCTTCATTTCATTGATACAGACAAGAAAAGAGAATTGCACAATAAAATACGATATGAAATCTTTGAACGACGATTACCTTATATGAATTATACAAAAGAGGAAACTGATACAGATACAGACAACGAAGATTTATAAAAAACGATTAACTTTTTTTCCCCAAAGACTTTTGAAAATATTTCATTTTACCCCTTGTATCGACAAATTTGCTTCTTATTTTTTAATCAAAAAAAAAGAAACTATACTAACCCATAATATTTATATTATACTGCTTCTTACACCTTACCATTTTCCTTCCATTTGCCGTCTATATCTTTAAACCAATCTAATCCTCCATTCGTAGTTAAAGTCCATAATTGTTTTTTAATATTTACCTTTGCTTCGTCTTCTTCCCAAGCATTTATTCTCTCTTGTAAATCAGGCATTATAATATTATAAAGTTCGCAATCAAATACTTGGGTTATTGACAAGAGACCAAAATTAATGATATTGAATTTGAATGTAGAAGCGTATATCATTCTATTTGCTATTCGTTTATCGCAAACTTTACCAATCTTCCTTGTTTGGAATTTTGCTTCGTGGTTCATTACACATTTTTTAGATTTGATATGTATTTTCATATATGTATTTTTTACCATAGAAGAACAATGATTACAGCGACAATATTCTTCGTCATAGATTTTTTCCATTTCACTCAAATAACGACTATCATTCACTTTTCTCACTCGTCGTCTAATCATTGTTTCAAATATAGCAGTATTAACCAATTGTTGCTTCGTTGCAAGAAATATTTTTCGTATATCTAAAAGAGTATCACACCCTTTTTTATATTCACCGCTTGTTATATCAGGAATATTATCAATCAATTCAAGCATTTTAAATATAAGAGTATCAAACTCCTTTTGCTTTTCAACTTGGGTGCGATTATCAATGTTTCTACTCATTTCGTTCTGTGGATTATGATTATTCTAACTATTTATTTTTAAATCAATTTTTTAAACAATTATTAATCACTCTCTATTTTTTAACATAAGTAGTAAGCATATTCGCACTACTACCCATATCTTTCATAGTTTCGTCAATTTCTTTTTTTTGGTCTAATGTTGATTTAAACTTTGTCGTTAAATAACTATGTCTAAGGGCATTCACAGAACTCTTCTTCCCAAATATTTTCTCAAATCTTTGGTTCAACTTTACAGAAGTCAGTGGATTACTATTATTATCAAACAGCAGATAATCAGTATGTTTTATTTGTTTTACCCATTTATTTAATATTTTCTTCAACGCACTAGGAATTGGTAATTCTTGCGTCCCAGTCCATTTCGCAGTTTTAAATACATTGAATATAAACTCATTCTTCTTCCAGTCAATCATATTATCTTTTTTCTTATCAATTTGACCACTCTTCTTCATATTCACAAAATCCAAACTGCGTCTAACAGGAATAAATATACCACTCAAGAGAGAAAGAATAATAAAGTCTTGTATATTTTGTAAATCTTGCATTGTTAAATGTGGTTTCTTGTATAATGCGTCTGCTTCCTTCTTATACTTCTCCCAAGTAGATTTGATTTCTTCGTCGCTCAACCAGTTCTCTTTTTGACTTTCACTCTTCTCTTGTTTCTGTATCTCGTGGTTGTAATGAGATATATCTTCAAGCATGAGGTCTCTATATTTCTTATTATCTGTAATGACTACTAATGCAGATAAAGTAGTCTTCCTTTTATTTGGACTAATATCTTTCAAGAAGTCAATAATTTTCTCTGTATCATTAAACTTTTCAATATCAATTTCTCCTTCACCAAAAACTTTCTTGTATAAATTAGACAGAATAGAATTGTAAGTTGTTAAAGAAGAGGCAGATAGAGTTTGTCTTTTTTCCTTAATGTATTCTTTCAACGACATATATTAAGCATAGAATTAATATATGTCTAAATTAACGAATAGATAAAATAAGAAGCATATTTGTCGTTATAAGGGGTAAAATGAAATTATTTGTAAAGTATATAGGATTTTGAAGTCTATCTTTTTTTAAGAATTAATATTTTACTTTATCATAGAGATTTCATTTATTTATTTGTTTGATTGTTAGAAGCAGAAAATAAGAAGCATATTTGTCGTTATAAGGGGTAAAATGAAATATTTTGTAAAGTATATAGGATTTTGAAGTCTATCTTTTTTTAAGAATTAATATTTTACTTTATCATAGAGATTTCATTTATTTATTTGTTTGATTGTTAGAAGCAGAAAATAAGAAGCATATTTGTCGTTATAAGGGGTAAAATGAAATATTTTGTAAAGTATATAGGATTT